CGTCTTCGCCTAAACCTTCTTCGTCAGCTTCGACATCGTTAGCTAAATCGCCAACTTCATCGTCACTCATTTCTGGAGATTCAGATACTTCGTCATCCATTAAAGATTCATAAATGCTTTTGCTCTTTTCCACAACGATTTGATGGAATAGTTCGCTAGCTTTGCTCTCATCTTCGTTAATGATGAACTCAATTAACTTTTCATATTTGTTCATAAAGGAACTCCTCTCGTGATATTTAAAGGCTTTGCATCTGTTATACCTTTGTAGTGTATTTACAAATATACACACATTATTAGTAATAACGGGGTTTTTTTGACGTCAAAATTAAAAAAAACCGCAAAATTACTTTTGCAGCCTCATTTTCTGTTTGAAAGCTAACACAAAATGTTAGTTGATTACATTGTTATTTATTAAAGTGCAGGTTCGTCGCCACCCTCAGCAGGGGCTTTGTATTGATCTGTTAGTTCTTCTGCTTTCTTCTCATTCTCAAACTTTCTAACATCATTAGCACTACGTAAACGATTTAGATGCTGAAGTGTTAAACGTACTTTACGAGTATCGTTTAATTTCAAAACGCTTTGGTTGTCTTTTTCGTTGTACTGATCTGTTTCAGCTGAGTTAAAAAATTCTGTTAGTAACATAGAAATATTTACCTTAAAGAGGATTTCCAGCGGCGTCTACGCCTGAGTCAGCACCAGTATCTACGGGTGCTTCTGCACCTGCATCAGCGCCTGCATCTACTTCTGCATCATCAGGAACTTCAGCGGCTTCAAGATCGCCTTCAATACCGCCAGGTGTAATGCCAACATTACGCAAACTTGGGTCATCAGTTGCTGAAGTATCAGCTTTGCCTTGTTCTTCTTTCCACATGATTTCGTTTTCAGCAATCTCAGCTTCGCTCATGCCTAGGTAACGTTGCATTAAGAAACGCTTGCTCAAGTATGGAAAACCTTCTAACTGTGTAAATGTTCCAATTCTAGCGGCATCAACATCTGCTTGACGATACTGTGCAAAATTCTGTGGCTCTTCAAACACCAAATCAAAGATTTGACTGTCGATATTAAAGCCTCTCCAACGTAAGAACATCTTAAACTCTGTGTCCAACTTGTCGATAATCATCGATTGTATACGTTTGCAGTACTGATTAAAACGCCATTCTTGAATCAATGCTGTACCAACACGACCGTCTGTGAAACTTTGTGTGCCGTCATCCATGCCAGTTGGCAGATACGAACTAGGTATACGCAAACCACGGAACAGTTTGTTAGTAAAGAAACGTAAATCTGTGATCTCGCCTAAGTTACTACCTCCCGGTAGTGTTTCTACGCTAGACCCTCTGCCATCGGCAGTTTGTGGGAAGAAATAGTCTTCGTTTGTGCTGAGTGGGTTATATGTTGCATCCATCATGTTTATGCCGCCGCCACTTTGTGTTGGAATGCGACGTTGATGCACTTCGTTTTTGACACGGTCAACAAATGCCATAGCCATATGACTGGGCATGTTACCTACGTCAATCTTAAAGATTCTACGTTCTGGCGCACGTTGTACACGATAGATAATAATAGCATCTTCTAGTAGTTCTTTTTGTTTGAAGACTTTAAACACGTTTTCTAATACCGAGTTACCAAATGGCCAGAACATGTCCAAGCCTTCTGTTAAACTTAGATGTACTACGTGTTCTGCATCTAGTACTGCTTCGCTTTGTGCTGTATTAAAACGTGACCCGCTACTATACGGTGAGTTGGGTTGAATATATCCGTTGCCTGAGTTATTAGCACCTGCATTAGGTGTACTAACATACGAATCACTCGAACTAACTGCTGTGGTTGTTAGATTCTCAAAATTTGGATTAAGATCTCTGACAACATACTGCTCTGGCTCTTTGCCTTCTGCTTCGTTTACAATAACTTTAACAACTTTGTTCATCTCAGTCCAATATAACTTGAATGTTTCTGGATCACGCAAGAACACTTGATCGCCATACTTAATAGTATTACGTAGGATCTTAAAGATACGCTGATTGAACTTGTTTAGATTCACCCAATGAATAAGTTGTTCGTTGATAATTTTTACTTCGTTGTCTGTAGGACTATCGTTAAAATGTAGATCAAATGGTGTATTGTTTGATTCGTTCTTTTGTGTACTAAATTCTGCAATAATATCCAAGGCAGCGTTGATTTCACTGTCCATATCCATTTGCTCGTATTGATTATAACGTTCGACTCGATTTGGATGACCAATATAGACCTCAGGCAAATGACTTTGATAGTTTCTAAATGCAGGATCTTGAGGTGAACCGCTGCCACTACCAACAGGACTTAGTAAACCTGCCGTGCTAGTATTTGCGGTTTTAAAATATTTTTTCCAACTCATCGGGTACTTCTTCCAGTTATATTATGTGTATTTATTTTAAACTACAAGCTATTGCGAGCTAAAGTTCTTTGGCTACCAGCAGAATCATCTAATAGAGTAACAACTCGTGTTAACAATTCATTTGTACGTTCCTGCGGGTTCATTCCTGCTAAACGTTCTTGTTCTTTTTTCTTAGCTTCTTCGTTTTTCGCCGCAAGTTCCATATCAGCTTTTTTCTTAGCTTCTTCTTGTTGCTTTGTCATTTCAGCTTGTTTTGCATCTTCGAGAGGTTTGCCTGTTTGTGTGGAAACTGTTTTGGATACAGGTACGCCGCTAGTAGTAGATGTAGGCTGAAGTTGTTTTAATTGATTTTCGTAAAATGCTAAGTCTCTCTTATTCTTCCTGGCTCGCATAGTACGCTGAGGTCCTGATGCAACTTGTTCTTTGAGACTTTCAATTCTACTTTTTAGTTGTTCAATTTTAGCTTGTTTAGGATCAGTTTTAGCTTCCGACGGACTATCTTGCTTTTTAGCTTCTTTTTCAGAACCACCAAACAATCCACCGAAGAAATTACCTACTGCACCGGTTACACTCTTGGCGATCCCGCTTACTTTGTTTTTAATGGCACTTATATCAACTTTTTCTTTAAGTGCTTTAAAGCTATTACTGGCGAAGTCGCCGATAGTATCAAAACCTTCACTAATAGTTTTTTGATCAACAAGTCCAAATGTTAGTCCACTAAGAGCTCCTGCAAATCCTTCTTTAACTGCTGAACCAATCTTACCAGACTTTTTGTATTCTTCAATACCAGCAGTCATACCATCAAAGATACCCATAGCGGCTGTAACCGCAAGTCCGACACCAGGTATAAACTTAGCCGCGCCGGCTGCGGCTTTCAATCCGCCTTTAAGCAATGCACCACTTGCAGGCCCTGCGGCTTTAGCCGCACCACCTATCATTTTGCTTGCTCCTCCAGCACCTTTAGATAACATTCCACCTAGTTTACCAATTAGCCCACCTTTACCACCACCAAGTAATTTACCAAACGTATTAATTGCTCCTTTGAAACTACCAGGCATCAATGTCATTACACCAATTAAAGTAGTCATAGTAGCTACTACAGTCATCATAGTTTTATTCAACTCTATAGAACTTTTTACATCTTCAGGAGTCATTGTTTGAAATTTTTTAATTTTGTCTTGTAGACCTTTAAGATCATCTATTAGTGCATTTGTAACATTACCAAAACTCTTAGCAAGAGGAGCCATTATTTCTTGTTGTTTGACCAGTGCTTCATTGTACTTGATCATGTTGCTTATTTGTACGTTTGTTTCACTTGTTGGATCTTTGGCTTCGTCTTTTTGCCCTTCTATATTTTTACGGGCATTGTCTAATGCACTTTTTGTTTGCTTGTAAGTGTCATCTAAGATACCAACCATTGCACCAGCAACATCTTTTGTTAGCCCGCTTGCGCCTGCCATAGCTGCCGCACCAATATCAGGACCGCGAGCAATAATTTCTTTGCGTATCTGATCTGCTGTTTGTGCTTGAATATCAGCAACTTTTTCTACGTTTAATGTTCCTTGATTGAAAGAAGTAGCAAAATTATTAATTCTTTCAGTAAATCCTTTACTTGTCGATGCAAATACTGCCGCATCTTTACTAATGATTTGACCGTATACTACTTTCTCTCTGAATGCTTTAGCTTCGATAGCACTCATTTTAGCAGTTGCTTGCTCAATCATAGTAGCTTGTTCTGGGCCTAACTGAGCTAGTTTTGCACGGAATGCTAGTTCGTTGTTTGCTTCCTTAGCCGCTGCCATGCGTTTACGTGCATCGTCACCTGTTAAAGCACTAATTAACTTTAAGTTACCTGCATAGTCTGACGTAGCTTGTGCAATGGCGGCTTCATCGCCTGGACCTATTTCGCCACCTCGACGCATATTGGCCATGGTTTCTGCCATGAGTTCGCCTTGTTCTTCAAAGCTATAACCTAGTGCTAGCATGTCACGCTTCATATCGGTGCCGCCAGCCTTCATAGCACCACCCATAAGTTTAACAGCTTCTGTAACACCTAAGCCAGAATCGGCAAAGTCTTTACTACTCTTTTGAACAATACGGCTGTATTGTTCCATGGTTAAACCAGACCCCAAGGCAGCGTTTCTCATTGCTTCAACACCACCAGCAAACATAGCACCTGATTGAGTTAGATTATTAAACATGTCAACTTGTCGCTTGTATGCAACTTTAGACATATCAATCATTTCTCTTGCTAGTGCGGCAGTGCCTCCAACAAGCATTTCAATTATTGGTGCTAGCAATGTCATTGCAACGCCAACTTTACCAGCTTTACCTCCGAGGTTTGACATTGCTTGACCAGCTTCTGCCATTCCTTTAGTAACAACCTTCATGCTCTTTTCAAAGGTGTCTACATAGAGATTCATCATATTCGCGCCGGCATCGGCAGCGTCTGATCCGTCTGTTAGACCTTTTGCAACATTAAACAGTCCAGGAACAACAGTTCCAGAAATAACTTTACTAAAGCCAATCATCGCATTACCAGTTAATGCAATGTTAGTTCTGTATATCGCTTGGGCTCTAACATTCTGTTTGCCAGCTTCGAGCTCTGCTAAATTTTGAATAGTTCCTTCTTCAGCTGACTTTGCCATGCCTTCCATAGCATCATCTAAATCTTTGAAACCTTCTGAGATAATTTGTGTGTTTAACCCTTGACCTTCAGTAATACGCCTATACGCATCTAAACCTTTGTTAGCTTTAGACAGGTTAGCTGACATACTATTCAAGGCAGAAGATGCAGATTTAAAATTCTCTAGGTCTTTTTCACCAAAACTAGTAGTTCGTGCACCACTACCGCCTGCGCCGACACTTGGCCCAACGCCAGACGCTGAAAGACGAGATCCTTCAAGGATAGCGTCTGTTAACGCACGTTTAAATTCTTCTACGCTTAGATTATCCAAACCAGCCATTTAGTCTTTTTTCCTTAAACGGTCATATTTCGGGCTATAAATACAAGTATAGTGCCAATTATCTAATTGTATTTATAGGATCTAAAAACCATGGAAAATTCAAACGAAAATAACCAGATGCCGCCGGGAATGCCACAAATCGATGGCCCTATGCCTGGAGCACCACAACCAATGCAACCTGGACAGAATCCACTTATGGGGCATTTTCGCATGCCCAAGATTCATTTGTCCTTACCTAGCCAAGGTCGTTGGTGGAAATCTGGTGCATTAGAGTTACCAGTAACTGGTGAAATTCCAATTTTTGCAATGAGTGCAAAGGATGAGATTTTATTGAGAACTCCAGACGGATTAATGAACGGCGAAGCTGTAAGATCAGTAATAGAGCATTGTTGCCCAAGTATTAAAGATGGATGGGCAGTTCCTAGTGTTGACACCGATGCACTACTAATTGCTATTCGTATAGCTACATTTGGTGAACAGATGGATGTCACAACTAACTGTCCTAGTTGTGAGGAAGAAAATTCATTTGGAATTGATCTAGGCAATGCACTAACGCAAATACAAGTACCTGACTATGATACTGCTGTAGTGATTGACAATCTAGAGTTTTATTTTGAGCCTCAACCATACAAATCAGTATCTAAACTTCAACAACTTAGATTTACACAAGATAGAATTTCACAACTTCTAAGTGATAGTGCAATGCCAGAAGAAGAAAAAGCTCAAGGATTAACAGAAAACTTTGGTAAGTTAGTTGATATTGGTATTGATAACCTAGTAGCAAGTTGTAAAGCTATTAAACTACCTGATGAAGCTATTGTTACACATAAGCCACACATCAACGAGTTTTTTAGAAACTGTGAAGCTGGATTAATTCGTAAGCTACAAGAGAAACTAGCTGATTTTGGCGAAAAGTCAGGAATTAAACCAATGCGTTTACAGTGTCAACATTGTGAACATCAATTTGAAAATGCTATCGAATTCGATTACGCAAATTTTTTCGCAGAAGCCTCCTCCAGTTAAAGTCAGAGCAAGAAATCGTAGAATTAATTAAACGCTACGAAAAAGAGGTGGAGGCTATAAGAGAAAATTGCTTGCGATTGTGTTGGTGGATGCGTGGAGGTATATCGTATTCTGAAGTTTTTGAACTTGACATCAAAGAACGTGATATTATTAACAAGATCATCGATGGCAATTTAGAAACTACAAAGAAAAGCTCATTGCCGTTCTTTTAGGATCTCTACGAGATCCGTTGTTTCGCTTACGCTCACAACTTTTTTTTACTTGAGACTTATTATATATTGAACTTTCACGTAGATTGTTTCAGTCAGACGGAACCTCTTTTTGGGTTCCGTCTATCTTGATTTCACGTGAGTTCGTCACAGCCAAGACCGGGAAGTAGGTGTTTTCCGCTACACAATGGGCTCTGACCTTTCCCAACCTACGTCGACATATGTAACATACAGAATACATTAACCTAGGTTAATGCTATCTATAGAATACATTACCCGTTGCTTCGTTCCGTTGCATACGGTTTTTTTGTGTAATGTGCGGTGTTTCGATAGCCAACAGTCTATCTACGTCAACCAGTAGCCCGATTTTATTGGTGGCTCACTCTCTGGAGTGTCGATCAACGTGTTACGTGTGCTCCTATACGGTAGCTTTTTTCACAGCGGTATTATAAACTGGCCCGCTAACCTTATGTGTTGGACTGATGTGCCTGTTCTAGTAGTCTTTGTCGAAGAATCTTTGAGCCGCCTACTCTTACATTAATGATTCCATTATAATATTCGTCTGTTTCTAACACACGGCGGTCAAATTGTTCTTTTGCCTCTAAGTATGACATTTCACCTTTGGTTTTACAAAAGAATAGTATTTCTCTAGTAAACTGATCTGTGCCAAGTTGCTCTACATCTGCTTGTAAATGCTCGGACGATCCCCAGTAGTCACGCCAATCGCTCTCCACTGTTGTACGTCTTTTGCGTTTTTTGCCTTTGAGGGGTGGTCTAGTTTTTTTGAATTGAGCCAGTTTTTTGCCAATATATTTTTGATTTGTTTGTAAGTTTGTGATCAAATACACAAACCCAAGAATGCCTTCGGGGATTTCTTCAACTAGTGTGCCTTTATATTGCCATGACATTGTTTTTATATAGTGTCTCCGTAGATCCAACCTAAATTTTCAAGTTTATGGATCCATGTAAACACTGGAAGTTCTATCGGTAATTCCCATCTGACATTGTTCCAGCAAATGTAGTTACCTTGTTTTGTCTCACCGTTATGTTTATATCTAATTTGGTGTTGAAAACTATCAAAGCT